GGGTACACCTTTTTTTAGTGTGGTTATTTTTTAGGGATAGTGTACCCTTCGAGAAATTTTTTCATTTTCAAACCAAGCCCTCTTTATATATACTACCCCCATGGAACTTCACCTCACAAAGAAAGACTTTCGCCTCGAATGGTTCTCAGGCACAGGGGCTGGCGGGCAGTACCGCAACAAGCACCAGAACTGCTGTCGCATCACGCACATAGAGACCGGGCTCCAGGCCACCGGCCAGTCCAGCAGAGAGCGGCCACAGAACCAGAAAACCGCCTTCACCACCCTCGCCAGAAAAGTCATTGCCTATTACGCTGCCGATGAAGACATCAGAAGACACATGGACAACGTCATCCGCACCTACCACTTCGAGCGTAATCTCACCTCAGACGGCCTCAGCACCCACCCCCTGAGAGCCACCCTGGACGGCAATATAGACCCCTTCCTGCAGAACGGCCTCTCCGGACAGCGCCCCCTGCGCAAGACCGGCAGGGTCTAGCCCTCTTGTAACCCCCCACTTACCACCCGTATACTCAAGGGCATGGAAGATTTCATGCCCAACTTTGAGAAGCCCGACGACCTGGTGTTGGAAGCGCTCCCCCTCATCCGCGGATGCACGCCAGAAACCATCGCTCGCCTGCTGGAAGAGGTGGCGGAGACGCACGAAAAAGACAATGTCAAGGCGCAGCGAGTTGAACCTGGAGGACGAGATTCACGCCCAAATGACACTGGTGCAGACCATGCGTACCCGGGTGACCGACAGTGGAGAGGAGATCCCGGTACGAGAGATCAAGGAAGTGGTCACTGCGAGCAACACATTACTGGGCACACTGATGAAAATGCAGGAAAAGATCAACTCCATCCAGCATCAACAGGCAGTGGAGCAGTCAGTNATGGACACGATGGATGAAATGCCGGAAGAAATAAAGGAATCCTTCCTCTGTACCCTAGAGCGTAAGCTAGAAGCGATCACATGATCCCAAGAGCGGCATCCCTGCTCGATCGATTGAAAGCCTACGCTGTTGGCACCCGGGATCTAGCGGTGTTGGCTAAGTGGGTGGAGCGTAATACACAACACCCCAAACAAACGACAGAAAGGTGGTCTTTCAAGGACCATGAGTTCCAAATTGCGATCGCATCGGACTCAAGACAGGAAGTTGTGACGAAAAAGCCCTCACAAGTGGGCATTTCTGAGCTTTCTCTGCGTTTAACGCTCGCAATTATGGACGTTTTCTCTCCAGCGAAGGTGATTTACACCCTTCCCACTGCCAGTTATGCACGAAAATTCACGAAAAGTCGCTTCGATCCAGTGGTTGAGCGCTCTGAATACCTCAAATCTCAGGTCCCACCGGGCGCAGATAGCACGGAATTGAAGCAAGTTGGCGCCTCATTCCTCCATATAAATGGCACGACGGGGACGGCTTCTCCGATCTCAATCGATGCGGACGCCCTGATTCAGGATGAGGTGGACTTCTCAGACCCGAATATCCTCTCTCAGTATGCCTCTCGACTAGGGCATGCAGAGAATGGNGGCATCAAAAGGTCGTTCTCNACCCCAACAACTGAAGGGTANGGCATCTCTGCCCTCATCGATAACTCCAGCCAGGCCAGATATCACGTCAGGCACGATCACTGCGGCAAATGGGTGGCGCCGAGCTTTCTGAAGGATGTGATCATCCCGGGGTTTGACGAGGACGTCAAAGAATTTACTAAGGCGGAGCTGCAGAACCCNAACATCGACATTGACGGTGCCTATCTACTCTGTCCGAGCTGTCGGAATCCGATCTCTCCGGAGAATATGATGGACCCGGAGAAACGGCAGTGGATTCACGCCTATCCGGATCATGTCCGTGGTGGGTATATCGTGGCGCCGTTCGATCTCTATAAGTACAACGCACCTCCTGTCACGCTGCGGGCGGTGGAGCACTACAATCGTCGGGCGGACTGGTACAACTTCAAGATTGGAGAGACCTTTCAGGATCAGGACAACTCGGTGGTGCGGAAGGTCATACAGGATAACACTATAGAGCAGTGGTTGGAGCCGAAGGTGGCAGCCGATACAGGTCTCCTGTTCGGGATGGATGTGGGTAAGGTGTGTCATTTGGTGGTGGGGAAGAAGATTGGGCCGGAGTCGGTGGCGGTGGTGCATGCTGAGACGNTTCGGCAGACCGGGGACAATGCCATATTGGAGCGGTTGCAGTATCTGNCGACCTGTTTTGGGTTTCGTCGGGGGGTGATTGATGCCGGGCCTGACTTCACGATTGCGCAGTCGGCCATCATGCACATGAACTACGGGGTAGCGTATGCGAACTACTACACGCGGTCGATTCGCAAAGATCTCTCCAATTTTAAGGTGGATGAAACGGAGCAAATCTTATCGACGTCGCGCACGGGGTCCCTGGATGAGATGGTGCGGAAGGTCAATAAAGGGAAGGTCACGTTTGCCAGAATGAAGGAGATGGAAACGATGACTGATCACCTCTGCAATATCCGGCGGGTGGCCGGGAAAACGGACATGAGTGTCTCTCAATGGAACAAAGTGGGGGACGATCACTATGCACACGCACTGAATTATCTCTTGCTGGCTGACGAATTATGTGATTTTCTGTTGTATAGTAGTGGGATACCCGTACCACCAACCATCTCCAAGGTTGCTATGAACGCAGGAAAATATGTAGGGCGATTGAATGGCAGGTAAAAAAGGCACAGTTGTACTGCCCAGGACCATCCGTCCCAAACGCACCAGTAGCACTGAGGCGTCTCGGTTTGATCGTGGGACTCAGATCCCGAAGACGCAGACGGCGACCATTCAAGATGTCAAGACGCTGCGGGCAACCACCAACGTTGTCGAAGCCCTTCGCCTGTTGGCGAGAGTGGATGGGACCTTCTCTGCTGCCGTGTTTGCCTACGTTCAGATTGCGGATTCGGGGTACAAGGTACAGGCGTTTAAGACGGGGACGCATGAATATGATGAGGCGGGGACACTGACAGCGGAGTCAGTGTTGGCGTCTATGGATACGCTGTATGACTACTCGAAAGGGTATGGGGATAAGCAATCGATTCCTTCGCTGGTCACGACACTGCTGCGAGAAGCGGCGCTGACGGGGGCATGTGCGATCGAGTTGGTGATGAACAAGTTTCGCTTACCGGATCGGGTCTCTCCTATTAAGTATGAGTCGATTCGCTGGAAGAGTGACGGGGAAGGTGGGCGAGTACCGGAGCAGTTGAGCGCGAAGGGTGGGTTTATCGACCTCAACATCCCGAACGTGTGGGTCTCTGAGATGCACAAGGAAGCGGCCACGGGGTACGCCCATTCGATGTTTGAAGCGGCCCTTCCGGAAGTGTTCTATTACCTTGAATTTATTGAAGATATGCGNCGGACNGTGCGGAAGTCCGGGCATAATCGACTGACGGTCATGCTGGATACTCAGAAGGTGAAGGCTTCGGCGCCTGCCAGTATTGCAGCAGATGAAGCGAAGCTGAAGACATTTCTTGAGGGGGTCCGAGGAGACGTCGAGCAGGTGCTGTCCGGGCTTGAGCCGGAGGATGCGATCGTTGCTTATGACACGATGATCCTCGATCAGTTGGCTGCGTCTGGGGAGAAGGCGGATTACAAAGACTTGATGGGGGCGCTGGCCGGGTTGTTGGCGACGGCGTTGAAGACACACCCGTCCATCCTGGGTCTGCGGTTATCCGGAAGCCAGAGTCTGACCAACACTGAGAGCCTGGTATTCTTGAAGAATGTGGCGGCAATTCAAAAGGTTGTGGCTGAGGCGTTGAGTCGTGCGATGACGTTGGCGACGCGCCTGAGCGGGTCGGACGTCTATGTGAAGTTTGAGTTCGAGTCTGTAGAGCTGCGGCCGAAGGCCGAGCTTGAGGCGTTTATGACTATGCGTCAGGATCGTATCCTGGAGCAGCTATCACTCGGGTTCATCTCTGATGAGGAGGCGGCGAGGTTGATGGGGACGGGGACAAGGCCACCGGGAGCACCTCCACTGTCGGGGACGATGTTCCATGGCGGGAAGACGCAGACCAATGCCCCTACCCCTAACAGCGATCCTATGGGACAATCGTTGCAACCAAGCACACCGAGTAAAGCAGGAGGAGCCAGTAATTGACCATTAAGGTAGACGTGAACCCGGAGAAGCTGGCTGCCACCATCAGTCGTTTGGCGCCGGACGGTATCTGGGCGGGCTCCTCTGAAAGTTGTGTGCGGGCGGCGATGGCAACGTTGCAGGCGCAGAACGCGGCGATTCAGGGTCAGATGCATACCAACGAAACCACTGGTTCAGAGCTGATCGAAGAGGAGGATTTCGAGGGCTACGAGTACATGGTCCAGAACATCAACGGTGTGGCCGTGGTGTCGATCAAAGGCGAGCTCGTGCCNGGTGAGGCATTCTTCAACCGCTACCTGGGCATTGTAGGCTANGACGAGCTGCGTAATGCAGTCACGGCTGCATGCAATTCCTCGTATGTCAATGCCTATTTTGCTTTGATATNGACAGCGGGGGTGGCGCATCCCGTGGCCTGTTCGAGGCCCACGACTACCTGAGAGAGATTGACGCCAACATTAAGCCGATCTATACACATTGCGCAGGGATCATGTGCTCTGCGGCGTATATGCTTGGGGCGGTTGGCCGAGAGATTACGACGGGTTCGATGTCGACTGTCGGGTCCATCGGCGTGATCATGGTGCACAAAGAGTTCACCAAGATGCTGGCGGATTATGGCATCACGGCAACGGTGCTCCGGAAAGGAGAGTTCAAGGCACTTGGCACCCCGTATGAGAAGCTGGATGCGAAGGCTAAAGCCGAGTTCACGGACAAGATGGACAAGCTGTACAGCAAATTTACAGAGGAGATGGCAGCAGACCGTGGCATCCCCCTCGACACACTTTTGGCGGAGGCTGCGGAGGGCAAGACGTTCTTCGGATATGAAGCCATTGGAGTCAATCTTGTTGACAGGATTGATATTCTTGATAATGTACTGAGTAACTTGGGGAAATCCCATAGTCTGGCATCACAGTATACCGGGCAGGGGGCGACCAGTTTTAGTGCGAATACTGAAGAGGTTGAGACAATGGCGAGAAAACGTGTAGTGAGCGAGGCAGTGAAGGCCGCCGCGGCTGCTTCGGGCGTTCCTGAAAGCGCTTTGACTGCGTCTACTACGGATACCCCTGCTGAGGGAGTTGCATTGGCAGAAGAGGGCACCACAGTTGCAGCGACGGGCACTGCGGACACGCAGGTAGACATGCAGGCAGACGCGGCGACCGCCGACATCAGCGCAGAAGATGCGACTCAGGGTATTGAGGCTGCAGACACTACCAGTGCACCTGCCGCCGAGGATAACAAGACCACTGAAATGGTTGCGTTCCTGCAAGCAGAGCTCTCCACCGTACGAGATGAGGTCGTGGACCTGAAGGTCGCGCTGAAGACCGCAGAAGGTAAGGCTGCGGAGCTTGGTGCTTCCGTCAACGGTTTGGAAGCAATCGCCCGCACCGCCATTCAGAAGTCTCAGATTGGCCTGGGTGGGTCGGCCACTGATCAGAGCCACCTGCATGGTGAGGCACTGGTTGCCGAGTACAATCGGCAGGCTGC